AACTTGTAGGTCTGTGTTTGCAAAAATTTTAAAAGTATAGGCAAAAACTGTAGTAGAGCCATTACCTGAGTAGGAGTTTTTTACTGTAGTCGAAGATACTGTCATATTAATTCTCTATATATTAAATACTTTTATTACTCAATACCACATTATTGAGGTAATAGGGTATTTATTTGATCTGATTCTCCTTCTTTACTTTTACCTAAAAGCTCATATTTTTGTTTTTGAGCTTTTATGATTGCTTTCTTAACTTCAGGATATTTTTTTATCATATCAGCATACGCTTTATCCTTATAAGCCTTGAAAACTTTTTTAATAAGCATCTCTTTTCCACCATCAAAATTTATATCACCTTCTTGACGGCTTTTATAAAAAGTAGAGTTCATTTGGTTTACTACTTCTTCCTGAAAAGTTCTACCATTAATTTTAACTTTACCTGTGTTTTCCATAAGATAATCGTAAGCCGACTGACCATCTTCTCTAAACTCAGTTAAATCAACAACTCTATTTCTTATTTTTGCAGGTGGTGTAAGTGGTATTCTCAACCTTGCTATTTCATAAGCTGCTGGATTATCTTTAACGTCTATCTGTCTACCAACCAAAGATGGTCCTTGAAAAAATGAAGAAAATGATAAAACACCATCAGGATTGAAATACAAACTGCTTGGTGTTTTTTCTATAGGTTCTCCTGTAATAATATCTCTTCTAGGCTCTAAATATTTTTCACCTAAACCTGATCTTTCTATTATTTTATCTAAAAAACTTCTTGTTTCAAAAGCATCTGTCTCAGGGTCTAAAATACCAGGTATGCCTTGATTTCTTAAAGAAGCATAAGGTATTAAATTACCAACAACACCACCAAAAAATTGCTCAAACTTTTTCTCTGTAGGACTACCAATCAAAGCCATGGCATCTGTAATACCTCTTAAATAAGTTTTATTAGATGCGTTTCTCATAATTGTCATAATACCTGCTGTAAACATTTCTTCTTTTTCCTGATCATTTATGTTTAATAAATTTTCTTTTATATCTGCAATAAAACCAAGAACCATAAAACGAGGGTCCATTCTGTTATATTGTTTATATGTTATTGTTCCATCATCTTTAAGTTGTGCAATAGAATAGGGTTGCCAACCATTAGCTAACCAAGTTTTTTTAATTTGAAAATTAGATGGTCCATTACCTGTAATTTTAGGAAATCTTCTACCATTCTTATCTTCTACATCTTCTGTTGCTAAATGATAACCATACATAACAACAGCAGTTCCCATAAGTTGTCTACCTAAAACTTCTGATCTTGCTCTTCGATCTCCACTATTCCACATCATTCTGTTTTGTTTTGTAAAAGCACCTAAACCAGGTATACGATTTGACATATGTCTCCATAAGTTTGTAGGTGTTCTTATAAAAGGTGCTAAAAATCTAAATATAGGTGCAGCATTTAAAAAAGTTTGTATATGTGAACCAATATTTAAGTAACTACCACCCATTAAATCATTTGTGTAAGTTGATTCTCTTGCATACTGAAGAGCATTTTGATTAATTGAACTTTCTTTTATATTTGCAGCACCATTTTTTGTAAAACCATTTTTAAATATTTTTTCTATATTTTCTTTTCCTGCTTTTGATTGAATATCTAATCCTCTTTCCATAGTGTTATCTAAAGCATTTACAAAAAGTCTAGCTCTGTAGTTTGATTGTTTTAAAAATTCATCACCTGTCATTAAAAGTCTTGATGGTAATTCAATAACTTTACCAACCCAATCAATCGCTGTACCAGCAGCTCCTTCTACACCTAGGTTTGCACCACTAATAGGTCTTGTGGCTTTTCCATTTACAATTTCTAAGTTATCTTGAGTCCTTGAAGTAGGATCAAGAATGGCATCACCTTGTTTTAAAGCAAGTCGTGTCATCTCAACTACTTCACCAAAGTGCATCATCAAACCTCTGTATTGTGCAAAGCCTAGCTGAATAGCTCTTTTATCAGCTCTCAAAGCTCCACCTGCTATTTGTTCTAAAGGTCTTATTAAGGCTTCATAAATACCTGATTTTAAGTTAATCGCTTGTGTAAAAACACCTGATAGTAATGAATTAATATAAGCAGAGTTAAACGCTTCTTGTACTCTCTGATATTTACTTTTTGAAACTTTGTTTATAACTTCTTCTAAAGGAGCATCTTTTATTAGTCGAGCCATGACAGCAGAATCACCTTCAAAGTTTTTTATAATATTAACTAACTCTTCAACATTTAAAATTTTACCTTCTGATCTAGCAACTTTAATATTACCTGCTTGAGTAACTCTTGCAGCACCTCTAATTTGATTTTTAAGAGCAACAACAGTATCTCTTACAACTTGACTTTGTAAGGCAACATCTTCTTTTGCTTTTTTAGTCCACTTTTCTGTTTCTTTACCAAACTGTTTTACATATTTCTCAGATGTTTCTTTTAATTGAAAAGCTAATTCTTGAAGTATTTGTTTTGATGCAATCATTCTTACAGTTGCTGTTTTAGCTCTTTCACCTTCTTTTGGTAATGCTTTTAACACTTCTTTCTTATCTCTTGCCATAAGATTTGCTAACTCTTCAGCTTCAGCATTTTTTAAAACATCATTTTGTAAAAAATCTTTTGTAGGCTCATCAAATCTTTCAGCAACATCATCTATTGTTTTTAGAACTTGTGCAGAGTTTCGTAAAGATTTTGTATTTAATATTTTTTTAATAAAAGATTCTGTCTCTTTTTTAGCTTCTTTCTGACCAATATTTAATTTTTTTAAATATTCTTTCATATTAATAGCTGGATTATTCTCAGCTATTTTTTTATAAACTTTTTTTGTTTTTTTTCCTTTTCTTAAATCATCAATAGCTTCACCAGCTTCTTTATAAATTTTTTCTTTTTCCTTTAAATTTTTAGTTGCTTTTGCTTTTTTAAATGCTTTAAGACCAAACAATATTTCAAATGGTCCACCGATTAACATACCCTCTAAAACATTTTTAACTCTACCTTCCATTTCAGTATCATCTTCATCTGTTGCAAGATATTGAGTAACTGCGTTATTTAAAACAGGACTATCAAACTGAACTAGCATATCTGATAATCTACCTTCGTTAGGATCAAAAACAGTTAGATCAGACACAGCTCCTGAAGCTAAACCTCTCACTCCTGTTTTTAATAAACCACCTGCTAAACCCACACCTTTTAAAATTTTACTTGGTCCTATCATACCTGTTACAAATCTAGTAGCAGATTCTGTCATGTTTTCTGCTAGTCCTTCAGGTTGATGAAATACAGGCAGTTGTCTTTTTTTTGAATATTCTTCTTCTTTCCATTTAGTAGGTGAAATAAATCTAGGAATAAAATCTGTAAAAGTTAATTTACCCAAAGTTTCAGGATCACCAAATTCTATTCCACCTAACGATATAATATTTTCATCTGCAAAATCCGCCATTTCTTCAACAGCATTAACAACGCCTTGACCTACTGATAAACTTAAACGACCAGTCTTCTCCCAAAAATTATAATCTTTTTCATCAGGATTAGTAATTAAACCTGAGTTTACAGGTTCTATTTTTTTTATGCCTTCTTCATATTCTTTAAAAAAATTTAATGCGTTTTCATTTAATGGTGTATCACCTTCTCTTTCAGGAGATTTAGTAATAGTTATAGTAGGTATATCAACCATGATTAATTTTTTGCTCTTTCCTGTAAAATAGGAACATAATCATTCAATAATGCTCCAACATCAGGATTGCCTTTTTTATCAACATAACCATTTAGTTTTGCTAAAGTCATTAAAGTTTTACCACCTAGCTCTCTATCACCTTCATCGTATTGTTTTTTCATAGCTAAAATATCATCTATTTCTCTAACAACATTAAATTTATTTGATGTTAAATTAAAAGCAGTAATTTTTGCAACATCAACATCTTGATATTTATTTATAATATTCATTCTAAGTTCTCTTGAAAATTGTTGTTGTTCGGGATAAGTAGCATCAGGATTTGCAGAGAGATATTCATCAATTCTTGCGTCATACTCTTGACCAGCTTCAAATGCTTTTTCTCTATTAGCTGCTTTATTTAAACTAGCATCAAACTGATTATAAAAAGTTGTTTCCATTATTTTTTTCTGACCTTGAGAATATTCAAAGAAAACATTACCTTGTTCTATTTTTGTAACTTTGTCTTCATGTCTTATACTTTCACCTAAAACTTTTTCTTTTAGTTGAGCAAAAGATTTTTCACGAGTTCCTGATACAACTTTGTTACCATTATATCTTTCAAAATTTTCTAGTTCGTTAATTAATCTAAGAGCTTCATCATAATCTGCATTAGGATCACCCTCTACAGCTAAACCATTTATTTTAGCTTCGTAAGAACTGTAAATATTTTTATTGAAATCTTCATTAGATAAAAATGTTTCTCCTTTTAAAGATGAATCTAAATTAGCTATTTGTTTTTCAGCGTTTGGTAAACCAATAAAAGAATCTGCATCTGTTAAAAGTAAAACTGTATCTATTACTTCAAATCTTTTTTTAAGATCATTTTTTCCAAGCATGTGTTCTTGATTAAATTTTTCTGCTTTATCTTTTAAATCTGTTTTGTATTTAACTTTTAATATTGGATTATCTGTTGCTTTATATTTATTTACCCCAACACCCATATCATCATTGTAAACTTTGTTACTTTCTTTTTCATACGCTTTAAATGAATTTGTTTTAAGATGATAAACACTTTCAGAATTTTCTAAATCAATTCCTTGTTGAATTAATTTTTTTACTCTTCTATTTTTTATAGTTGATAGTTTTTGATCAAGAATAGGTTTGAACTGATCATTATAAATTTTAATTGCTTCTTCTTCATTCGGGTTATCTTTTTGAGCATTAATAATTTTATCAGCGTCTGCTTTTAAATCTAACACAGCTTTTTTTGCTTCTAGTTTTTCATTATTATCTCTTTGTTTTATAAAATAGTTTGATGTTTTTTCAGCAGCGGGTAATAATCTAGCTGCAACAGTTGCTGTTGGTGAAATACTAATATTAGAAGTAACACCTGAAGTTTCAGCTGTAGGTCTACCTTGTGTAGTATATGTAGGTATCTTTGGCATAATTATTAGGGTCCGTAAGCTCTTAATAAACTTTCACCTGCTTGAGCATAATATCCTAGTTCAGCTGCTCTAGCATTATTTCTAGCAACTTGTCCTTGCATACGTGCAAAGTTTGCTTGTTCAAATGTTCTTGCTTGATTTATTTTAGCATTGTAATCCATAATATCTTTTTCTAATTCAGCTTGTTCAGCATTTGCTCTTAATATTCTCAAACCTGATCCTGATAACTCAACACCTGAATTTAATATTTTTGTTTTAGTTTCTCCTTGAAATCTTGCAAATTTTTTATCAAATTGTGCTAAATCAAATTCAGATTGTTTTTCTATTAGTTCAGCTTCTTGTTCTTTTATTTGTGCATTACGATTTTGTATGGCTTGATTAAATTTACCTGCTGCACTTGCTTGTTGTGCTGCTGCTACTGATACTACTGCTGAAACCCAACTCATTAAAAAATCCTCGCATATCTGAAGTGATCTGAACCAT